ATGAATCAGGTCAATCCTGGGATCTAACGGAGAAAAACGCTTAACGAATAATTTTATGCAGAAGGTGGTGCTGTCAGAAATTAGTTTAATTCACGGTGAAGTAAAAACTCCAAAAGGATTTGAAATAGATCTTAAAAAAATAAAAAATAGCATTATTGATTCTTTTGTAAACGCAAATAGAGTTAGTAAAAATAAAAAAGACTATTCTTATAACGATTATAATGTTGAGTTTTCATTACCGTTACAATGGTTGAAAGATTATATTAGAGATCATTTTAAAGCTGAACATCATCAGTCTTTAATACCTCTCCTTGATTTTGGAAACGTTTTAGAGCCAAAAGAAAAATCACTTAATAGAAATAATGTAGATCCTGTAGATTTAAGGAACGCTGCAGATTACACTTGTGTTTTTGGTGTAGATATTAATGGAGATTGCGATCTAGTCATAGAGTATGCAGACAATAGAAGAGCAGGTAGAACTTGGCATATTCCAATAAAAAATAACAAGTATTATATATTTCCATCAACACAGAGATATTTTTTTACAGAAAATAAATCTAATAAATTAAATATAATACTAACAATGACTTACAACTACTTATGAACCTAAATAATTACTTTTGGTATTTTCAATCTGCTATTCCTGAAAGAATATGTGATTTAATTGTTAAATACGGAAAATCAGAAAAACAGAAAGAGCACATGGCCATTACAGGTGGTTATGGCAGAGATAGAGATTTGAATAAAGATCCGCTTACAAAAGAAGAGATAAAAGATTTACAGAAAAAAAGAGACTCCAATATAATTTGGATGAGTGATCATTGGATTTATAGAGAAATACAACCTTACGTGCATGAGGCTAACAAGAATGCAGGTTGGAATTATGAATGGGATTGGTCAGAAAACTGTCAGTTTACAATATATAAAAAGGGTCAGTATTATGATTGGCATTGTGATAGTTGGGAGAATCCTTATGTAAGTAAAGATCAATCAAATGGTAAAATAAGAAAATTATCTGTTACAGTAAGTTTAACAGATCCAAAAGAATATAAAGGTGGTGAGTTAGAGTTTGATTTTAGGAATCACGATCCTGATGGAAAACCTAACGTTAGGACATGCACTGAAATATTACCAAAAGGCTCGTTGGTGGTTTTCCCATCTTTTGTATGGCATCGAGTCAAACCAGTAACGAAAGGAATAAGGCATAGCTTAGTAATATGGAATCTTGGCTATCCTTTTAAATAATATGATACAAGGCGGAAGTAACAAACCAAAAAACCATGTGGATTTTAAATCTGTATTTTATTTTCAAACACCTGTTTGGATTGCAGAGGCTCCAATGTTTTTAAAAAATTCAATTAAAGTAACAGATAAATATATAAAAAAAGCAGAAAAAATTTTAAAGGATAAATTAAAAAATGAACCTAAATGGAAAAAAGATATAGGAACATTTGGTTTATCTAAACATAGTGAAAGTTTTTCAAACGATACTAAAATTCAAGATTTAGTTCAATTTATAGGTCAAAGGTCTTATGATTTTTTAAATTGGCAAGGTTTTGATTTAAAAGATCACAGCTTACATTTTACAGAATTTTGGGTTCAAGAGTTTAGTGAAAAGGGTGGTGGTCATCATTCTACACATCAACATTGGAATCAACACGTATCAGGATTTTATTTTTTAAAATGTAGCGAGAAAACATCTTACCCTATCTTTCATGACCCGAGACCTGGTGCAGAGATGACAAAACTATTTATGAAAAATCCATCAGAGATTACAATGGCAACTAATCAAGTTCACTATAAACCACAACCAGGAACAATGATAATCTTTCCAGGTTATGTTCCTCACGAGTTTGCAGTGGATCCAGGATTAGAACCTTTTAGATTTATACATTTTAATATTAAAGTTGTTGAAACAGCAATATCAAAAGAAAGGACTTTAAATGAAAATACAAATAGATAGTTTTACACAATCTATATTTGAAACAACTCTTCCTATAGATAATAAATTATATAATAAAATTAAAAAACAAAAACTAACAAGATACAAACATCTTCAATCTAATTATGATAGCTCTATTGACAAAATATTGTTTGATGAAATAAAAAACTATTTACAAGAATACGTAAATTATGTAGGTAAAATATTAAAGAGAGAGAAAAATATCATAGAATATATGTGGTTTCAAAAATACTCTATTAGTGATCATCACGACATTCATTGTCATTCTCTTGGTAAGAACAACTACTCTTTCATTCTTTACATAGACTGTGGAAGTAAATCTGGAGATACTAGATTTGTAAACATAGGCTATCCATACGTGCAATTAAATGAACACAGAGTAAAACCGGTAAAGGGAAAATGTTTAATATTTTTAGGTGCCATGCCACATGAGTCACTACCATCTAGAGATAATAAAAAAATAGTAGTGAGTGGGAATATAAATTATCAATGAGTTTTAAAAAAAATAAATATTGTGTAATCAAAGAGGCAGTGCCAAAACAAATAGCAGAATTTGTTTACAACTATTTTTTATTAAAAAGAACCGTTGCAAGAACTCTATTTGATCAAAAATATATTTCTCAATTTACAGAAGAATGGGGAACGTGGGCAGATAAACAAGTTCCAAATACATACTCTCATTATGCAGATTTAGCCATGGAAACTTTACTAATGAGAACTTTACCTATTATGGAAAAGAAAACAGGATTAAAATTATATCCTACTTATTCTTATGCTAGAATATACAAACCTGGTGATGTTTTACACAGACACAAAGACAGGTTTAGTTGTGAAATATCTACAACATTAAATTTAGGTGGTGATCCTTGGCCTATACATTTAGAACCAAAGAAAAATGTTGGCATACCTGATGGTAAAAAAATAACCGTGTCTAGTCAAAATAAAGGTATTTTAGTTAATTTAAAGCCTGGCGATATGTTAGTTTATAGAGGCATGGAATTAGAACATTGGAGAGAAGAGTTTCAAGGTGATAATTGTGCTCAAGTATTTCTACACTATAACGACCAAAAATCTAAAAATGCTGATCAAAATGTAAATGATCGAAGACCACATTTAGGGCTACCCTCGTGGTTTAAAAAGTGATATATCCTTATACTGGAGAGAGTGTCACCACCATAACACCACACTCTCTCCTGTTTAAGGATAAATTATGTTAGGACTAAGTGCATTTTCAGAGTTTCCGTTTGCAACAGCAGCCGAAGATAGAAACGTAACTATCACAGCTACTAAGACATCGTTAACAATAACGATAGGTAGTATCGGTATTACAGCTGATTCTATTACTGAGAACGTTTCAGGTAGTCCATTAACACTTGGTTTTGGTACATTATCAATAACTGGAGAGGCTAATTTAAGCCCTACAGGAAGCCCACTAACCTTGGCTACCGGAACAGCTGTGGTTTCAGCAGATGCTAATATGTCAGTGTCTGGAAACGCATTGACTATGGCTACAGGTACTGTTACAGTGACTGCAGCAGCAAATGTAGACGTTACTTATAGCAACCGGTGAAAAAGCTGGTCTATGGGGAACAATAACAAATACAAATTTACAAATTTTAGAACAATCAGCCACAGGATATTTAAGTCAATCCATGGCCTCTGGAGATGTTACACTTACTTTAACTAATGGTGCAACCTCTGATGGTAAAAATGCTTTTTATGAATTAACCGGAACTTTAACTGGAAATAGAACTTTAACTATGCCTAGTGGTGCAGAAAGATCTATTATCGTAAAAGACTCTACGACTAGAGGTAGTGGTTCCACACTCTTTTCTCTATCTGTTCAAACAGCCAGTGGAACAAGTGTGCCTATACCAATAGGTGCGTCTGTTGCAGTTGTGTCAGATGGCACAAACATGAAACTAGGATTATTATCAAAAGGTTATGGAACTGTAAACTCAGCTTCGGTAACAACATATATTGCAGTGGCTGGTGATCAACTTTTAACAAATACAACAACTGCAGGGATAACAATTACATTACCTTC